GCCCAACTTTCTCCCCCCGGATACCCCGGGGGGGATGACGAATCGCGGAGGTCCTCGTGGCCCGACGGCTCGAGCCCGTCGTGCGGCGCTCGGTCGCCGCGATGCACTGGCTCACCGACGCAGACCGGGGCATGGTCGAGCTGGCGCTGACCCTCGCGGCGCGGATGGACGAGGCCGCGAAGGCCGGCCCCGAGGAGTCCGCGAAGGCAGCCGGCTGGCTCGGCCCGCAGCTGGCGAACTGCCTGCGCTCGCTCGGCGGGTCGCCGGCGGAGCGGGCCGCGCTCGGCGTCGAACGCCAGGTCCGCGGCCGGCTGGCCGAGCTGCGAGCGGCACGTGAGCGTCGCGGCGCCTGACCTGGTCGGCTGCGAGGTCCCACGGCTGTGGACCCCGCCGCTGCGGGAGCTCACACCGAAGACCTCGCGGGGCTGGGAGGCGGCGGAGTTCGCCGAGACGGTCCTGGGCCTGGGCCTGATGCCCTGGCAGCGGTGGCTGTTCGAGCACGCCCTGGAGCTGGACGATGCCGGCGCGTTCCGGTTCCGCACGGTCATCGTGCTGGTGGCCAGGCAGAACGGGAAGACGACGTGGGTGCAGGCCCTGGCCCTGTGGCGCATGTTCGTGGACCGGGCGGCGCTGGTGATCGGGACGGCGCAGAACCTGGACGTGGCCGAGGAGTGCTGGACCGGCGCGGTGGACATGGCCGAGTCGGTGCCCGACCTGGCGGCCGAGATCGCGGCGGTGGACCGCACGAACGGGAAGAAGGCGCTGCGGCTGGTGTCGGGGGAGCGGTACAAGGTCGCGGCCGCGTCGCGTCGCGGCGGCCGCGGCCTGTCCGGGGACCTGGTCGTGCTGGACGAGCTGCGCGAGCACCAGACGTGGGACGCGTGGGCCGCGGTGACGAAGACGACGATGGCCCGCCCCCGGCCGCAGGTGATGTGCCTGTCGAACGCGGGGGACATCCGGTCCGTGGTGCTGAACCACCTGCGGGACAAGGGCCTGGCCACGCTGGACGGCGGCGGGGACCGGTCGCTGGGACTGTTCGAGTGGTCGGCGCCGCCCGGGTCGGACCTGTCGGACCGTTCCGCGTGGGCGCAGGCGAACCCGTCGATGGGCCGGACCATCCCGGCAGCCGCGATCGAGGCGGCCGTGGGCACGGACCCGGAGCCGGTGGTCCGCACCGAGGTGCTGTGCATGGCGGTGGACCGGCTGGCGGCGGACGGGATCGGACCTGACGCGTGGGAGACCCGGCTGGATCCCGGTGCCGTGCCGGGGGACCCGGTGGCCGTCGCGGTGGACGTGCAGCCGATGTTCCGGTCCGCGGCGATCGTGGCGTGCGGGCCCGGGGCGGACGGGCTGCCGGTGGTCGAGGTGGTGGAGCACCGCAAGGGGATGAAGTGGGCGGTCGAGGCGCTGCGCGTGCTGCAGGACTCGACCGGCTGCGGCCCGGTCGGCCTGGACCCGTCGGGCCCGGCCGGTGCCCTGCTGGAGGACCTGGCCAGGGCCGGGGTCGAGGTCGACGCGCTCACGCCGGCGCGGATGACACTGGCGTGCAGCGGGCTGATCGCCGCGGTCGTCGCCGACGACGGCGGCGTTTGGCATCGGGGCGACCCGGTCCTCACGGACGCGGTCCTGGCCGGGAGGCTGCGCTCCTCGGGGGACGTGTCGAAGTGGACCAGGACGAGGTCGGACGGGGACATCTCCCCGCTGGTCGCGGCGACGATCGCACGTCAGCTGTGGGCCGAGCGGCAGGCAGCCGGCGAGCGCGAGCCGAACGTGTGGTGAGAGGAGGCCGACGGGGATGCCGTGGAACCTGATCGAGGCCGTGGGCCTGGCCCTCGTGGTCGCCTTCTTCGCTGTCGTGTGGTGGCCGTCGGCCCTGCTCGTGGCCGGCGTGCTGATCGTGGCAGCGGCGAGCATCCTGGAACGGGGCGGCGCCGGGGCCGGTGATCGCAGATGACCCTGGTCTCGCGGCTGTCCCGCAGGTCCCTGGAGGATCCGCGCCTGCCGATCACGGACGTGTCGCTGGCCGCGATGCTCGGCGGGGAGCCGACGGCGTCAGGGGAGGCGGTGTCCGAGGAGGGCTCGCTCTCCATCGGCGCGGTGCTGCGCGGCGCGTCGATCATCGCGTCGACCGTCGCCAGCCTGCCGTTGAAGCTCCGCGCCGACGGGGGGGAGACGGTCGACGCCCCGTGGCTCGGGACCTCGCCGACGACGGGCATCACCGGGTTCGAACGGACCCAGACCCTGTGCCTGCACATGGTGCTGTGGGGCAACGCGTTCCTGTTCAAGGTCTTCGAGCGCGGCCGGCTGATCGACCTGATCCCCGTGCACCCGTCCCGGGTGGACGTGCGGCAGCAGTGGCTGGGCCGGGAGCGCATCGCGTTCGTGAAGAGGTTCGTCATCGACGGCGCAGTCACCCTCGACACGGGGCAGATGCTCCACGTCCCCGGGCTGTCCACGGACGGGCTGAAGGGCATGTCGCCGGTGTCCAAGGCGCGGCAGATGCTCGGCACGGCCCTCGCCGGGGAGCGTACGGCGGGCCGCATGTTCGACCAGGGGCTGATGCTCGCAGGCGTGCTGGAGACCGAGCAGCGGCTCGTCCAGGAGCAGGCCGACCGGCTGAAGGGCTCCTGGCGGCGGCGGCTGCTCGGCGCCGCGCACGTCGGCGAGATCGCGGTGCTGGACTCCGGGGCGAAGTTCAGGCAGCTGGCGATGAGCCCGGAGGACGCCCAGTTCCTGGAGTCCCGCAGGTTCTCCGTCACCGAGATCGCCCGCTGGCTGGGCCTGCCCGGGTGGATGGTCAACGACCAGGAGAAGTCCACGTCCTGGGGCACGGGCATGGAGCAGCAGTTCTCCGTGTTCGTCAAGGTCACGCTGTCCGCCTACCTGCGGGCGATCGAGTCCCGGCTGTCCAGCGAGGCGGCCGCACCCGGCCAGTGGGCGGAGTTCGTCATCGAGGGGCTGCTGCGCGGCGACTCCGCGGCGCGGTCGGCGTTCTACGCCTCCGGGATCGTCAACGGGTGGCTCGTCCCGAACGAGGTGCGAAGGCTGGAGAACCTGCCGCCGGTGCCGTGGGGGGACGAGCCGTACCTGCCGCACAACACCCCGGCGTCGGCGGATCCCGCCGCGCCGGGCGACGCGCCGGACGGCGCCGGGAACGAGGAGGAAGCGGCGTGAGCGACGTCGAGCGGGTGCTTGAGCACCGCACACAGGGCCTGCGCGCGGTCGAGCTGCGCGACGGCGAGGGCGCTGCCCCGAGGTTCACGGGCACGGCATGCGTCTACGGGCAGCGGGTCGCCATCGGGAACCCGCTGACGTTCGGCTGGTACGAGGAGATCGCTCCCGGGGCCTGCGCGAAGACGCTCCAGGAGCAGGACATCCGCATGCTCGTCGACCACGACTCCGCGCTCGTCGTGGCCCGGAAGTCGGCCGGCACCCTGCTGCTGGCGGAGGACGCGGCCGGGGTGAACGTGGACGCGGCCCTGGACCAGGACGTGTCCTACGTCCGGGACCTGGTCGCGAACCTGCGCAACGGCAACGTGTCCGGCATGTCGATCGGGTTCTGGGTGATCCGCGACGAGTGGACCACCGAGACCGTCGAGACGTCCGACGGGCAGACCGCCGAGGTCGAGGTCCGCCTGATCCGGGAGATCAAGCTCCAGGAGGTGTCCGCCGTGACGTTCCCGGCGTACGACGCCACCACGGCGGGCCTGCGGTCGATGATGGCCGAGGTCCGATCCACGAGGGATTCCCGCGCCGATGCGTCAGGCGCGGACCGCGAGCCGGGCGAGGCCACTCGCGGCGACACCACCCCCGCCGCCGGCGGCACGGGGGCCGGGGACGCGCACCGCCGGCGCCACCGGGCGCTGGCGATCCGCCACGGCCAGAAGGCCGCGGCGTCCCCTCCGTCGCGACGCGACGCAGTGCCCGAGGAGGCATGACCCATGTCCCACAAGCTCACCCGGCTGCTGGAGCAGCGAGCCCAGGTGTGGGAGACGATGCAGGACATCGACTCCCGCGCGACCGACACCGGCCTGTCCGCGGAGGACTCGGCCGCGTACGCGGCCGCCGAGACCGACCTCGAACGGCTGTCCGCCGAGATCGACCGCGTCCAGCGGCACCTGGCCGCCGGGGTCGCCGCCGCGTCATACGACGCGGCGGAGCCCCACGGCGTGGACGACCCGGAGCAGGCGTACGCGGCCGCGTTCGCGCAGTTCGTGCGCCGAGGCCTGTCCGGCCTGACGCCCGAGCAGCGGGCCATCATGCAGGGCCGCTTCAGCGCGGTCGAGACCCGCGCCCAGTCCTCCGGCACCCAGAACACCGGCGGCTACAGCGTCCCGCAGGGGTTCTGGAACAAGGTCACCGAGACGCTCAAGGCGTACGGCGGCCTGGCGTCCATCGTCAACACGCTGGTCACCGACTCCGGCGCCGACATCCCGTGGCCGTCCGTGGACGACACGAGCAACGTCGGCGCGATCCTCTCGGAGAACACGCAGATCTCCGGGCAGGACCTCACCTTCGGGACCCACACCCTCAAGGCGTACACCTACACGAGCAAGCTGATCCTCGCCTCGTGGCAGTTCCTGCAGGACACCGCGATCGACGCCGAGGGATTCATCGCCCGCCAGGCCGGCATCCGCATCGGACGGGCGCTCGCGGCGCATCTCGCCACCGGCACGGGCTCCTCGCAGCCGACGGGCGCGTTCGGGTCCTCCGGCTTCGCCACCGGCAAGACCGGGACGACCGGCCAGACGGCGTCGGTCATCTACGACGACCTGATCGACCTCATCCACTCAGTCGACCCGGCCTACCGGCAGGGCGGCAACTGCGTCTTCGCCCTCGCCGACTCGTCGCTGAAGGTCATCCGCAAGCTCAAGGACGGGCAGAACCGTCCCCTGTGGGAGCCGTCCGTGCAGGCCGGCGCCCCGGACACCCTGCTGGGCTACCGGGTCGTCGTGGACAACGGCATCCCGGCGATGGCAGCCAGCGCGAAGTCCATCGGCTTCGGCGACTTCGCCGCCGGCGTCGTCCTGCGGCAGGTGTCCGGCGGGCAGCTCATCCGGCTCGAGGAGCGGTACGCGGACTACCTGCAGACCGGGTTCTTCGCGTTCGGCCGGTACGACGCCGTCATCGACGACACTGCCGCGGTGCGGCTGTACGTCAACTCCGCCACCTGATCCATCCGGCTGCGCCCCGGCCGGGAACCCCCCCGGCCGGGGCGCAGCCGCCCTGCACTTCGTCTCGCCCCCGGGAGGCCACCATGCCCCGCGTCCGCATGCTCCAGGCCGTCGCCGGCCTCGACTTCTCCTGGGCCCCTGGAGAGGTCGTGACCATGACCCCTGACCAGGCCGACGCCTGGGCGGACGGGGTCCGAGGCGAACTCGTCCGCGACGAGCCCCAGGAGCGCGCCGTCACCACGGCCGCCGAGACGACCGCCCGACGCAGCCGCGCAGGCCGACGTGGCTGACCAGGCCACGCCGGCGGCGACCGGCCCCGTCGCCACCCCCGAGACGTCCGCCGGCGCCGGCGCCACCCGCGTCGCAGCGGCCGCCCCTGGCGCCGCCTTCCGCATCACCGCGACCGCCGACGCCGAGGTCATCCGCGCCGGAACCGCTCTCCCCGAGGAGGACTGATGGCTGTCGGGATCATCGCCTACCTGTGCAACGCGTTCCTCAACGCGATCCGCGGGGGTGGCGCCGGCACCTCGTACACCGCCCCCGCGGCGGTCTACGTCCAGTTGCACACCGCGAACCCCGGCGCGGCCGGGACGACCTCGGTGTCGTCGGTGACGACCAGGCCCGCGGCCACCTTCGGCGCCGCATCCGCCGGCGTCATCTCCCTGTCCAACACCCCGTCCTGGAGCAACTGGGCGGGTACCAACAACGAGGTCGTCACCCACATCTCCTGCTGGGACGCCTCCTCGGCGGGGAACTGCCTGTGGACCGCGCAGCTCACCGTGTCCAAGACGATGAACACCGGTGACACGCTGAACCTCACCGCGGCCACGGTGACCATCACCCCGGCCAGCTGACGGATGGCCGTCGCGGTCGCCCTGGTCGAGGCCCGGTACGCCAACGGGGCGTCCAGCGACACGTCCGCCGCGTTCAACATCGGCGCCGGGGACCTGCTCATCGTCTGGTCGATCGAGGCAGAAGGCCTCTCCGACCTGACCTACACCCCGTCGAACACCGGCACCGCCCTGTCGTGGTGGCAGCGAGTCGACGCGTCGCCGCAGAACTCCTGCAAGGTCGAGCTGTGGACGGCGTACGCGGCCGCCGCGCAGACCGGGGTCACCGTCACCGTGAACAACGGCGGCACCTCCCGGCACTGGCGGTGGGGGATCATCCGGGTCACCGGGCACGCCGAGTCGACGTGGGGCGGCAACGTCGCCGACGTCGACACCGCCGACACCACCCAGCCGTACTCGCAGAGCATCACGCTCCAGGCGACCGACAACGCGGCGATCTGGGCGTGGGGCGACTGGTCTGCCAACGACGCCTCCGCCCGCACCCAGTACCCGGCGGGAGCGACGGAGCTCGACTACTACCGGGACGCCGCGCAGGCCACGTTCGGCGTCGCGTGGAAGGCCCTGCCGGCCGGGGCGCAGGCCGTCGGGATCACCGGCTTCGCCGGCGGGCAGGTCACCGTCGGCGCGGTCGAGGCCCGGCAGGGCGCCCCCGCCGGGTTCGTCCCCCCTGTCGCGCAGTCGGTCGCCACCCACTCCCGCCGGCCCAGATGACGGAGGAACCGTGCTGCTGCTGACCTCCACCTCGGACCAGCTCCGGCTCACGACCGGGTCCGCCGGCGACATCGACGTGCACGCCTCCTGGGTCGACAACGCGTCCGGGACGATCACCCCCGGCCGCACCAACTCCGATATCACCACCGCCACCACCACCCCGGTGGTCGGCTCCCCGGGCGCGTCCACGCAGCGGACCGTGAAGTTCCTGTCCGTCCGCAACGAGCACGCCACCAACCCCAACGTGATCACGCTGACGCACTGGGACGGCACCTACGCGGTCGACCTGTTCATGGTCAGCCTCGCCGCGGGGGAGTCGTTCACCTTCGACGACACCGGGTTCCGCCGGTTCAACTCCGCCGGCGTGGAGCTCGCCGGGGCGAACACGGGCGCCGCGGACGTCCAGGTGTTCACCTCCTCGGGGACCTGGACGAAGCCGACGACGTTCACCCCGAAGGTCGTCATCGTTGAGCTGATCGGCGCCGGCGGCGGCGGCGGGGCAGGCGCGTCCCTGGCCACGGCCGTCGTGGCGAAGGGCGGCGGCGGCGGGGGCGGCGGGGCGTGGATCCGCGGAGTGTTCGCCGCGTCCGACCTCGGCTCGACCGAGACCGTGACCATCGGGACCGGGGGGACGGCCGGCGCGAAGGGGGCCGCGGGCGCGGCCGGCGGCGCGGGCGGCATCGGCGGCACCTCGACATTCGGTAGCAAGCTGACCGCGTACGGCGGCGGCGGCGGCGCAGGCGGCGCGATCTCGGCCGCCGTGACCGGCGGCGGCGGCGGAGGCGGCGTCGGCGGCGCTGGCGGCTCGGGCTCGACCTCGGGCGGCACCGGTGGCCTGCCCACCGCCGCGACCAATGGCGCTGGCGGCCAGGGGGTCACGGGCACGGTAGCGGTCAGCACCACCGGCAACGCGGAGTACGGGGGCGCCGCGGGCGCTGGGATCGCCGCTACCCCCGTCGCTTCCAGCAAGGGCGGGTCGAGCCTGCGAGGTGGCGGCGGCGGCGGCGCGGGCGGCTCGCACTCTGCGACCCCTACCACGGTCGCCGGCGGCGAGGGCGGCAAGTCCGGGTCCTACGCCGCGGGCGGCGGCGGCGCCGTCGGGACGGACGGGGCGACCCCTACCGCCGGCGCGGCCGGCGCCGCAGCGACCTCCGCTAACGGCGGGTCGGGCGGCGGCGGCGGGGGGACCACCGTCACCGCCTCCACGAACGCCGCGAACGGCGGCACCGGTGGGGTCGGCGGCGGCGGCGGCGGCGGAGGCGGCGCAGGCATGAACCCCGGCCTCGGCGGCGACGGCGGCGCCGGCGGCAACGGCTACTGCATCGTCTACGCCTACTGACCGATGCGCCAGGTCCTCGTCCCCGAGTACGCGGCCACCGGCTGGTTCGACCCGCTGCTCTCGGTCGAGGGCTGGTTCGACCCGGACCTGGCCGCCGACATCGGCGGCGGCACGGGCACGAAGACCGCCACCGCCGACGTCACGGCCACCCCCACGACGGACGGCACCGCGGCCGCCACCCGGCCCGGAGCCGCCGCGACGAGCACCACGCCGGCCACCACCGGCACCGGCACCGGCACCCGCACCGCCACTGCCGCGGCGACCACGACCACGCCCGGGACCGACGCCACCGGCACCGGGACCCGGCCCGCGACGGCCGCGACCACCACGACCCCCGCCACCGACGCCACCGCGGCCGCCACGGCCCCCGCGGACGCCACCGGCACCGGAGCCACCCCGACCGCATCCGCGGCCGCCACGGCCCTCAGGGCCGCCGGCGCCGCCGTCACCGTCACCCCCTCGACCACGGCCAGCGCCGACGTCACCCGATCGGCCGGCGCCTCGACCTCGACCACCCCGGCCACCTCGGCCGACGCCACCAAGGGCGGGACCGTCCAGTCCGCCCAGGCCGACACGACCGCGACCCCCACGACCACGGCCACGGCGACCGTCGTCCGCGCCGCGGCCTCCACGGTCACCGTCACCCCCTCGACCACGGCCACCGCCGACAGGGCAGCCACCGCGACGGCATCGACCTCGACCACCCCGGCCACCTCGGCCGACGCCACCAAGGGCGGGACCGTCCAGTCCGCCCAGGCCGACACGACCGCGACCCCCACGACCACGGCCACGGCGACCGTCGTCCGCGCCGCGGCCTCCACGGTCACCGTCACCCCCTCGACCACGGCCACCGCCGACAGGGCAGCCACCGCGACGGCATCGACCTCGACCACCCCGGCCACCTCGACCACCCCCGGGCGGGCCGCCGCGGCCGCCGCCGCCACCTCGACCACCCCGGCCACCACCGCGACCGCCGGCCGCGCCGCCGCCGCCGGCATCACGGTCACCATCACCCCCGCCGCCGCGGCCACCGGCACCGGCACCCGCACCGGCAGCGCCACCCTCACCGTCACCACCGCCACCACGGCCACCGCCACCAGCACCGCGGCCGTCACCCCCGGCCGCATGACCCCCGCCCCGCCGGCAGGACCCGCCCTGCGCCCAGCCCAGGCCAGCCCCGCCGGCATGAACCCGCACCCAGGCACCGCAGCCGGCATGACCCCCCGCACCGGCACCGCCCCCGCCATCCGCCCCCGCGAGACGGCCGGCGCCACCATGGCAGGAGGACAGTCGTGATCGACCTCGGCGACCCCGTGCCCCTCAGCGTGGAGGTCCGCGACCCCGCCGGCGCCCTCGCCGACGCCGGCGCGGTCACCCTCACCATCACCCTGCCCGACGGCAGCACCGCCACCCCCACCGTCACCAAGGCCAGCACCGGCGTCTACACCGCCGCGTACGTCCCCGCGTCGACCGGCCTGCACGCCGTCCGCTGGGTCGCGACCGGCGCCAACGCCTCCGCCTACGACGACGTCTTCGATGTCCGCGCACCCGGCCCCCGCTGGATCATCTCCCTCGCCGACGCCCGCGCCGAGCTCGGCATCCCGGCCGGCGGGGACGACGAGGAACTACGCGCCTTCCTCGACGAGACGCACGACATCGCCGAGCGCTACGCCGGCATCACCCTCGCGCCCCGCAGCCGCACCAGCGAGCACGAGGGCGGCCAGCGTCGCATCGCACTGCGATGGCCCCCCGTCAGGGCCGTCACCGCGGTCGTCGTCGACGGGGTCACGATCGACCCGGCCGGGTACGGCCTCGTCCTCGACAGCGGCACGACATGGCTCGTCCCCGCGTCAGGGCGGCTCGGGCGTGCCGGTCAGCAGGTCACCGTCGCCTACACGGCCGGGGACGCATCCCCGCCGCCGGCCGCCGCCCGCGCGGTCAAGGTTCTCCTCGCACACCTATGGGCCACCCAGCGCGGCACCATGACCCCCCGCAACGCCTTCTCCGGGAACGCGCAGCCGACGCCCGGAGCCGCATGGTCGTTCCCCAACAGGGTCACCGAGGTCCTCGACCTCCTCGCCGACCCGGTGTCCGCGTGATCGCGTCACGCTGGCCGGTGGTCGCGGCCGAGCTCGTCGCCATGCTCCGCGCAGACCCTGCGCTGTCCGGCGTCGACGTCCTCGACGGCCCCCCCGTCGGAGAGCCGTCCGGCCGGGACGTCATCTCGATCGGGCATGCCCTCGACGACGCGGACGACGTCGCCGGGTCCGCCGCATGGGCGTGGCACGCCACCGGCGGGCAGGTCGACGAGACCAGCGAGATCCGCTGCGCCGTGCAGTCCGTCAGCGGCTCCGTCGACCTCGCCGTGCCACGAGCCCGCGCGTTCGCGATCCTCGACGTCGTCCAGTCCGCGCTGCGTGCCGACTGGACCGCCGGCATCGACGGCGCCTGGTCCATCGACGTGTCCGCCGGCACCGTGCGGCAGGCCCAGACCGAGCTCGGCTCCGGCTGCCGAGTCGAGTTCACCGTCACCATCCACGCGCTGATCTGACTGGAGGACAGATGATCCGCTGGCGCAAGGTGTCACCCGGGTCCTGCGACACGCAGGTCGGGGAGTCGTGGCATCGCACCGCATCCGGGGAGACCCTCGACACCCCGGACGACGTCCTGCTCAACACCGATGACTGGGTCGTCGACGACGCCCCGGCACCCAAGCGCAAGGCCGCAGCCGTCGCGGCGCAGGAGGACTGACCCATGGCCATCGCATCCGGGCGCGCCGCCCAGGTCGGATTCAAGAACGAGACGACGTACGGCACCTACGCCGCGCCCACGAAGTTCCTCCTCGCCAAGACCGGGGAGCCCGAGGCGAAGGGCGTCACCCGCGTCCAGGGGCAGGGCATCATGGCCGGCCGGCACGGCGACCTCGCCGCCCACTACGTCGAGACCTCCCGCGGGTTCGGCCTCAAGCTGTCCTCCGACCTGCTGAACAAGGGCCTCGGCCTGATCTGGCAGGCCCTCATGGGTGGCACCGTCACCCCGGTGCAGCAGGCCGCGACGACGGCCTACCTGGCGACGTTCAACCTCGGCGACCCCGTCGGCAACTCCCTCACGATCCAGGTCGGCGCGCCCCCCACCGGCGGCACCGTCGTCCCGCAGAACTTCCTCGGCTGCAAGGCCCTCGGCGCCGACGTCAAGATCGACGTCGCGTCCGGGATCGCGTCCCTCGACCTGGAACTGGACGCCCGGGACCTGGAGAACTCCTCCAGCCTGGTCACCGCCTCGTACGCGACCGGGGTGAGGCCGTTCCACGGCAAGCAGCTCGCAGTCAAGGCGGGCACGTTCGGCGCCGAGGTCGCGCTGCCCGGCGTGAAGTCCGTCGGGATCTCCATCAAGCGGGCCCTGGAGACCGGCCGCACCTACGCGGGCGGCACCGGGCTGAAGTCCGAGCCCCTGATCAACGGCGCCACGCAGATCGACCTGGACATCCAGGCCGACTTCGCCGCCCTCGCCGACTTCCAGACCCGCGCGCTCGACGCGTCATCGCAGCCGTCCGTCGTGGTCGAGCTGACCGGCCCGCTCATCGCCTCCACCTACTACGAGACCTGGCGGCTCACCGTCCCCGCCGTCAACTTCGAGCCCGGGGTGCAGGGCTTCAACGGCCCCGGCGTCCTGTCGAAGACGTGGAAGGCGTCCTGGAAGGACGACGGCACCAACTCCCCGAAGATCGAGACGATGACCACCGACACCGCGCTGTGATCGAGGTGACCGTCGGCGACCCGGACATGTTCGTCCGGGTCGCCCGGGCCCTGAAGACGGAGGCCCCCGAGCTGCGGAAGGCGATGTTCAAGGAGCTCCGCGGCATCGCCAAGGAAGCCCTGGACGCCCAGCGGGCAGCCGTCCTCTCCGTCTCCTCCAAGGGCACGTCCGCCGGGTCGGCCGCATCCACCGCCCGCGCCGCCGCCGCCATGGGCATGGGCCCGCACACGCAGGCCCGCTGGGACCGCTCCATGCGCCGCTCCAGCGGCCTGAGGCAGGCCGTCGCCCGCAGCCTGCGGATCGTCGTCAAGGACTCCGGATACGCCGGGCAGGTCGGCGTCCGCGTCACCTCCGAATCCGGGCGCATGCCCGCCGACCAGAAGAAACTGCCCCGCGCCATGGACCGCGGCCAGTGGCGGCACCCCGTCTTCGGCGGCCCCGGCTGGGCCGGGCAGACCGTCACCCCGCCGCAGTGGTTCACCAAGGTCGCCACGCAGACCGTGGACACCGCCCGCGGCCGCGCACAGGCCGTCGTCCAGTCGTTCGCCGACCAGCTCGCCGCCCGCGCCCAGGCCGCGGCATAGGAGGACCATTGTCCCGCAGGCAGTTCCGCATCTCCGCCGCCGACCAGGGCCCCTACGACCTCGACCTCGACGCCGACAACGCCCTGCTGTCCGAGGCCCGATCCGTGCGCCGGCTCGGGCACTGGTCCTGGGACGAATGGCTCGCCCAGCTGGTCGAGGGCGACCCCGACGCCGTCGCCCTGGCCTGGTGGCTGGCACGCTCCCGCGCCGGCCTCCCCGTCGAGGACTCCCTGGCCGACATCGACTTCCGCATCGGCACCCTGCTCATCGTCCCCGTCGACGACCCCGCCGCCGAACCCCTGGAGGCCCAGCCGGGCCCTACTGGGCCCACGCCGGGACCGGGCGTGGAGACGTCGACGAGCTAGGCATCGAGATCGAGGCCTGGGGGCCCTGGATGCGCCGCTTCTTCGGTGCCTCCGAGGAGGAGTGCGCCTCCTGGACCGTCGGCCGCTGGAACCGGTACAAGTCCGTGGCGGAGCACCTGATCAAGGCAGGGAGGTGAGGGCATGTCCACCGCGAGCCTCGTCCTGGACCTGATCGGACGCGACCGCGCATCCCGCGAGATCGACAAGGTCGGCGCGTCGATGGAGAAGGCCGGGGAGAAGATGTCCGGCCTCACCAAGGCCGCCATCGCCATCGGCGGGATCACCGCGATCACCGCGTTCGGCATCTCCTCCGTGAAGGCGTTCGCCGACGCCGAACGCGCGCAAAACGACCTGCAGCTGGCGTTCAACCGGTTCCCCGCCCTCGCCGACACGTCCATGGCATCCCTGCAGGCCCTCAACGCGGAGATGGAGAGGAAGGCCGCGATCGACGGCGACGAGCTCGCCGCATCCGAGGCCATCCTCGCCAGGTTCGAGCTCACCGGGCAGCAGATCGAGAAGCTCATCCCCCTCGTCGCCGACTACGCCGCGGTCAGCGGCAAGTCCGCGACCGAGGCCGCGGAGACCCTCGGCAAGGCGCTGATCGGCAACGGGCGCGCCCTGAAGGTCCTCGGGGTCGAGTTCACCGCGACCGGGGACCGCGGCAAGGACCTCAACACCCTGATGGGCCTCATGGAGGCCAAGGTCTCCGGCGCCGGGGAGGCGTTCGCCCAGACCGCGCAGGGCAAGCTGAAGGCCGCGCAGATCGCGTTCGAGAACCTGCAGGAATCCGTCGGGGAGGCCCTCGTCCCCGCTCTCGACGGCCTCGTCGGGATCCTGCGCCCGGTCGCGTCGGTCTTCGGGTCCCTGTCCGAGCCGGTCCGCACCGTCGCCCTCGCCGTCGCCGCCATCGGCGTCGCCGCCGGCATCGCCACCCCCAAGCTCCTCGCCCTGAAGGCGTCCATCACCGAGGCCGGCGGCATCGGCGCGGTCCTGCGCGGCGGCCTGTCCTCGGTCACCGGGTTCCTCACCGGGCCGTGGGCCGCGGCGCTCGCCATCGGCGGCGCCGCACTGTGGGCGTTCACCGCAGGGCAGACCGAGGCCGCGAACAAGGTCCAGGCCCTGTCCGACGC